TTGTTCTATAAAGATCGTAGAGACATTAGTTCTACAAAGTTTGCGAGACACATTCCGGGCATTACCTTAGTCGACCAGTATACTGAATTCGACGATGTAGCGCTTGTGCCCTGGCTGGTAGGCAACGAATGGAAGAACATTGAGAAGTCTAAGAGCAAATACATGTTCGGACACTTCGAACTTCCTACATTCCTTATGAACGCACATGTTCAAATGCCCGAGCATGGTGATTTACGTGCTACACACTTTGTTAATCAGAAGTATGTGTTCTCAGGTCACTTCCACAAGCGACAAGTAAAGGGCAATATACATTATATTGGTAATGCTTTCCCGCACAACTATTCAGATGCGTGGGACGATAAGCGTGGTATGGTAGTACTCGATCGTGAGAACGACGGTGAGCCTCAGTATATTGACTGGGATAACTGCCCTAAGTACCGCACAGTAAAACTATCCGAGCTACTTGATCCGGATAATACTATTATCAAAGACAAGATGTACTTGCGAGTGGCCATTGACATTCCAATTAGCTACGAAGAAGCAAGCTTTATTAAAGAAACATATATCAAACAACACGACTGTAGAGAAATTACACTTATACCTCAAAAGCAAATCGACGAAATTACTACCGAGCTTGATATTAGCAAGTTCGAAAGTGTTGATGAAATTGTTTCTCGTGAAATTGTTGCGATTGAATCTGATTCTTTTGATCAAAAAACGCTGTTGGACATTTATTTAAATCTATGATACTGATATCCGGTAATAAAAACTTTGGCTTAGCTAAAGAATTACACAAATTGTATCCTGATGCTTGGTTTGCCTCACGTGAAAACGGTTATGACTTATGTAAGAGCAACGAACAAGATGCGTTTGCTCAATACGTCACGCATTACAATACTGTTATTATTAATAGTGCGCTGTGGAAGTTTAATCAAACTGTACTACTTGACAAGGTTTACAAAAAATGCGTAGAAGAAAACCACAGACCCCACATCATTACTGTTGGCAGCACAACTGATCGTGTTAAAAACGGCAAAGCTTGGTTGTACAACGCTGAAAAGAAAGCGCTGCGTGATTATTCCAATACGTTAGCACTAGGCGGGGTATGGGGCGAAGGCCCAAAGATTACCTATGTTAGCTTTGGTACTCTTTCCAACAATCAAGAAAAGCATCCTGACCGAAAATGTCTTGACATTTCTCAAGCAGCCGTGTATATTAAATGGATAATAGATCAACCCGATGATATTTGTATTAACGAAATCAGCATTGATCCAAAGCAAATGAAACTATGACAATTCTATTAAAAGATTTAACAGTTAAAAACTTTATGAGCGTCGGCAATCAAACCCAGGCAGTTCGGTTTGATCAAGAACAGCTCACTCTAGTGCTTGGTGAAAACTTAGATCAAGGAGGTGACGACTCAGGCTCACGAAACGGGACAGGCAAAACGACAATCATTAACGGATTGTCCTACGCCCTCTACGGCCAAGCACTAACTAACATCAAACGAAACAACCTTATTAACAAAACAAATGGTAAACATATGTTAGTAACGTTGAATTTCGAGAAAAACAATGTTCAATATCGCATTGAGCGTGGTAGATCACCTACATTTACAAAATTTTACGTAGATGACCAAGAGCAAGAGATGACTGACGAGTCTCAAGGTGATAGTCGTAAGACACAAGAGGCTATTAATACCCTATTAGGTATGAGCCATGACATGTTTAAGCATATCGTAGCGCTTAACACCTACTCAGAGCCATTTTTGGCAATGCGAACCAACGATCAACGTGCTATTATTGAGCAGTTACTCGGTATTACTATCCTTTCAGAGAAGGCTGAGACTTTAAAGGAAGAGATTCGTAACACCAGAGCTGCTATTGACTCTGAAACTAATCGTATTAACGCTGTTCAGTCAGCTAACGAACGAATCGAAGATACAATTACCAGCTTAGGTCGCACTCAGAAGGCATGGCAAGCAAAAAAACGCACTGACATTAAAGCACTCGAAGAAGCAATACAAGAACTAAGCAAACTTGACATTGATTCTGAGATCGAAGGACACGAAAAGCTACAAAACTGGCAAACAATTAGCACAGAGCTTGAAAATTTACAGAAAACCTTAGCATCTTCCGAAGCTGCTCAATCAAGAGCGCAGAAAAGTGTTGATAAAATCAACAAAGACCTTATCGGACTCGAAGATGCAAAGTGCTATACATGCGATCAACCACTTCACGAAGACAAGAAGCAAGAGATCCTCAGCACAAAGACCAAAGAGCTCGAAGAGAGCCAGGTCTATTTACAAGAAGTAACAGAAAAAGCCGAGAAAACCCTCGAAAACATTAAGATAATCGGTGACATTGACGCTAAGCCTACTGTTTTTTACGAATCTATGAAGGAAGCATACGAACATAGACAGAATATTGACGGACTCAAGCACAGTCTCGAAACAAAAGAGCAAGAGCACGATCCATACCAAAGTCAAATTGATGAATTGTCTGCTTCAGCGCTTCAAGAAATCAATTGGGATTCAGTAAACGAGCTTACTCACTACCAAGAGCACCAAGAGTTCTTGTTGAAACTTCTTACAAACAAGGATAGTTTCATTCGTAAGAAAATTATTGATCAAAACTTAAGCTACTTGAACAACAGACTTACTTCTTATCTTTCTAGACTTGGTCTTCCGCACCAAGTAGCATTCCAAAATGACCTAAGTGTTGAGATTACTCAGCTTGGTCAAGACCTCGACTTTGACAATCTGAGTCGAGGCGAACGTAACAGACTTATACTTGGACTAAGTTTTGCGTTCCGTGACGTATGGGAAAACTTATACCAGAACATTAACCTACTGTTCATCGACGAATTGATCGACAGTGGAATGGATTCTGCTGGTGTTGAACACGCACTGGGCGTTATCAAGCATATGGGCCGCGAAGGTCGCAAGAATGTTTTCCTTATATCGCACAAAGAAGAACTAGTAGGTAGAGTAAATCATGTACTTAGAGTAATTAAAGAATCAGGTTTTACTTCTTACGCAACAGACTTGGACGTAGTTGACTAATGAGCGACGACGAAAATAACTTCGACGACGAAAGTACTCACGAAAAGCTTGTCGAAGAATACTTAAAATATTATCAGGCACACACAGATTTTAATAAAAGGCACAGCGTGAGAACGCACTTGGCAGGCAGAAGGCACTTAAGAAACATAATCAGACTGGCACGCAAAAGGCAAAAAGAAATACAAACTGAATTTTATCAAAAACGAAAAACAAAACCCAAGAATAAAGGCACCAACTAAGTCCTAGCATACATACAGTATGGAGTGGACTTACCAAGGCAAAAAAGTTGATACTCTACCAATTGAGTGTGAAGGTTTTGTTTACCTAATCACTAATACAACAAATGGTAGAAAGTATATAGGCAAGAAAAACGCTAAGGCAACAAAAACAAGGCCACCACTTAAAGGTAAGAAAAGAAAAAGGCGCACTACAGTAGAAAGTGAATGGAGAGACTATTGGGGATCTTCAGACAATCTACTTAGAGACATTGAAGAAATAGGCAAAGAAAAGTTTACAAGAGAGATACTACACCTGTGTCCAAGCAGAGGCATAGCAAGTTATCTTGAAGCACGTGAACAATTCGAAAGGCGAGTTTTAGAATCAGACGACTATTACAATGGTATTATTAATGTACGCATTGGTGGTTCTAAAATATTAAAAGAGTACTTAGGCAATGAAAATGGTAAAACTAAACTTTAGGCAACCATACAGCACATAAGGTTGGCGGGCCGGAAATAAAAGAGCCGCTGTGGAAAAGCTAGGGATAGAGACCTAGACACGTAACATATTGAGCCAACGCCCAGAGGCGGTAAGTTGATATAGGTCAATGCTGTTGATCACAAACACACTATGTTCATAAAAACTGTACACGTAGGAACGAGAGTACAGGTAACGTAACACTGTTACGTGATGTCGACGTAGGTAAGGGAAAGGTCAGAGCCCGTTGAACGTGTGTATAAACTTTAAACACCTATTTCCATGTCACGGGTGGTGATACTCACAGAAAAACAAAATTTTTCTTTATGACGGAACCCTAAACAGGTTCCGTCTGAGCAGATTAATCTACAGAAATATCTCTTCTAGTAACTCTTAAAAAAAGTACTTAACACTTAACTACTCTTAGAAACTCTAGTACTTACGAAGTAAGATGTTGAGTTTGTTTGCGATAGCGATAGCTGAGCAAGACAAACGATAACATGGATCAACGAAGTTGAGACATAAATACATTAAATAGGCATTTAAGGATTACTCATGAAACAATCTGACTTTGTAAGTAGCAATGATCAAATTAAAACTACTAAACTAAGCAATCGAGATAACTTTGAAAATTTATACGTGGCAGAAGACGACACTCCTCCGTATTTAGGTTTTGGGCATGTTGACGACGACGAAGCTGATGAAAAAAAGTCAAAAAAGAAAAAGCCAAAAAAGAAAAACCCAAAAGCAGGTTCGACTACAGCTACTGCTCCAGCAGGTGAGCCAAAAGTACAGCCAACACCGAGTGGTAGAACAAAACCAACAACACCGGCAGTAACAGTTGATACTGATCGTGGTCCTGCAAGGCCCAGCTTTGCTGCTCCGCCTAGTGACCGACTTAGCGTGCAGTCAGGTCAGAACGTACCTCCTGGGCGTACTGCGCCGTCGCTCATAGGACCCGGAGGTTTAGATAGTGATAGACCAAGTAAGACGCCAGCCCGTCAATCTCAGGCAGCAATTGATTCAAGTAAGCTAACTGGCAAGCGACCAACAAGTATAGCTGGCAAGATAAACAGTCTGTTCGGCAGTAGACTCGCTGGTGGGATGATGACATGGCTCGGACCAGTACTTGTAGCAGGCAAAGGCGCAAAGTTTTTAGCAGACTGGTACTCTTACAATACAGGAGCAGCTCGTGTTACACAACTAGGCGATTACACAGCACCTTGTTTAGATTCAAACTACGATCCGTATAACGATCCATTTGTTGACATATACAGCGACGAAGCAGATACAACTTACCGTCTAGATTACTACGGTGGTGGCTTTAAAGATATCCTAAACAGTTACAACGTTGAAGCATTTACACCGAGAATGTCTAATCTAATTTACGGTGTAATACCTACACTACTAACTTCAGTAGCAACTGGCGCAGTGTTATTCCAAACTATTGGAAGAATTGCTTTTGCAGTGTCTGGCGCTACTGGTCCGGGCATTCTAATAGGTACAGCGGCTGCTATACTTAGCATAGGTGCTGGCTGGATAGTTTCTTACTGGATTAACAAAATGTTAAAAAGTGTTGACAAATGGGGACCCGGTGCTGCTGATGTTGTAGCGCAGTTTGCTATGGAACAGCTAACTACTAGTAGGAATCTTCAAAAGCTTTGTAGTGCTGACTTGTCCGAAGCAGCACAAGACGACGAAGACCAAGACCGTGATGAAGAGTCAACTAGGAGTGCTGCTGTTGATACTTTTGCTATAATGGATCTAGCAGTAACAATTAAACA